GGGCGTGTTGAGCTGGAACCCGGTCAGCGGCATGGTCATTTGCCTTCGAGCTGGTGGGCGAGCGCGAGTACGGACAGGTTGGCCTGGCCGGGGATGCACGACCACTGGAATTGACAGGTGCACCGGGGGGTGGCCGCGTCCAGGTCGAGGGCCTCGAAGGACTCGGACATGTGCCGCCGCTGCTTGGCGCAGCGGTGTGCGCCGTCGGGGAACTGGGTGCATCCGACGTCGGCGGTGAGGCGTTCGCCGGTCGCGGCCGGGCACGACTCGAAGTGGCTGCCTTCGCTGTACCGGCCGGACTTGACCCGGTTGGGGTATTCGCCGCCGCCCGGGCAGGAGCGCGTTTCGGTGTCCGGTCCGACGAGGTGTTGCGGAATCCGCCCGTCGGCGTCGAGCGGCTGATGGGTGTGGCATTCAGGGCACACACCGTGCCGGGTGCTGGGGTCAGTCATGGTGCCAGGTCCGGTCTGTGCAGGTCGCGGCGAGCCAGCTCAGCCCGAAGATCAGGAGGAGCTGGCCGACGGCGAGTAGGAGCAGCCCGTGGGTTTTAGCGATGATCGTGATCCCGACGGTGATGAAGATGCAGGCGATGGTCAGGAACATGCCGAAGCCCGATGCGGGCTTACGGGTGTCGACGTTGGTCATTTCCGGCGGCTTTCGGTGTCGGCGGCAGATACGTCCTACTGTAACGCGTCGTGTGTGACAGGCTGGCCGAGAGCGACGAGGATACGGCCCAGGTACAGGACGGTGACTGCCCGTTCGGCGCACTCTTTGTGCATCGGTACTTGTTTGCGTGGTGAGAGTAGATAGGCCGGTTTGCGGCAGGCCGCGCATGGCAGCGGACGCTTCAGTAGGGTGGCGGCGCCGTACGGACCGTTGCTGCTCCAGTCGGCGGCTTCCTGCCACGGCTCGACGACGCCCGGCGCTTTACGCGCGGCCACTGCTACTTGCCGTCCTGTGCCTGCTTGGCGATCTGCTCGCCGCGGACGACCCGGCCGGGGTGGCGCCGTTCCCAGCGCAGCCGGGCACGGTCGGCTTTCGCGCGGGCTTTGGCGGTCTTGCGGTCCTGGACGTCGGTGTTCATCTGGTCCATGACGTCACCGAAGTTGGTGGACTGCCCGGCCGCTTTGCGACGGTTGCGGGCTTTGATGTAGAGCAGGACGACGCCGATGGCGACGCCGATGAGGAACCAGATCATGATCGAGCCTCTCCTGGGTTGGTGACACGGTGCTGGCAGGTGCATCCGGGTGTGCCTATCTGGCATTGAGCATGCATGCCGCGCGCCCGCTGACGGAGTAGGTCGGCGATGTCGGTCCGGTCTGACTCCTGCTTGGCGAGCGCTGATGCGTCTCCGGCGGCCTTACACTTCGAGCAGATCATGGCTCACCAACCTATCTCGTGTCTCACGTGACGTGGGATTCAACCGGGAGGATGAGGCGTTTATGCCCCGCACATTGCGTACCGGCAAACTGCCTGCCCAGCCTGCACGGCCACGGCTCGAACTGCGGCCCGCGCTCGAACCGCTCGGCCTGGCTGCCCCGCCGCAGCAGGTCGACTACTACAGCGAGATCTCCAGTATCGGGATGCTCGCCAACGACGATCTGGGTGACTGCGTGCCTGCCGGCATGGGTCACGTCGTCGAGCAGGACACCGAGTACACGACCGGCACGGAGCAGGTCGTCACAGATGCCGCGACGATCACCGTGTACGAGCAGGTGGCCGGCTACAACCCGAACGACCCGAACTCGGATCAGGGCACCGTGGTCCAGGACGCGTTGGACTACTGGCGCAAGACCGGCGTGTTCCCGACCGCTGACGGGAAGCTGCACAGGCTGGCCGCGTTCGCCGCGGTGAAGCTGACCGACTGGACGGAGATCGAGCTGGCCACGTCGATTTTCGGCCAGGTCATCATCGGCTTCAACTTCCCCGACAGCGCGATGGATCAGTTCAACGCGGGTCAGCCGTGGACGGTCGTGAAGGGCAGCCCGCTCGACGGCGGCCACTGCGTTGTCCTGGTCGGTTACGACGCGGACTGGCTGTACGTGCTGACGTGGGGCGCTGTCCAGAAGATGGCCCGCGCGTTCTGGACGGCATACGTCGATGAGGCGTGGGTGTGTATCACCCAGGAGACGATCAACGCGCAGGGTGCGAACGCGTACGGCGGGGTCGTGGACCTGGCGACGTTGGGGGCCGACTTCGCGTCGTTGACGAACGACCCGAACCCGTTTCCCGATCCCGCACCCACCCCGACACCCGAACCTGTTCCGACTCCTACTCCTTCGCCTACTCCAACGCCTGGGCCGTCTCCTGTGATCGACGCCGTAGATCAGGCGCTGCACGACGCGTCCGCGGTGCGGCATCTGCTGGCCACGCACTCCGATTTCGTGTCGCCGCACCAGGTCAGCCAGCTACGCCACGCGGTGAAGACGTGGGAGCACGACAAGGGCTTCACGGCGTGATCGCCACGTCCAATCTGGATCGACGTTGTCGCCACCGACAGCTACGAGCCGGGCATGGACCTGTCGTTCACCCGGTACGTGGCCACGGTGTGGCGGTTCGGGGATCAGGTGCTCTCACAGGCCCAGTCACTGAATTACCTGGTGAACCAGTTCCTGTCCGGCCATCCCGAGTGGCCGCGGGGGAACTGATGACGGCTAGGACGGTGGGTGTGGTGTGGGTGTTTACGGGCGTCCTGGCCGTGGTCATGGGCGTGTCGCTGCTCACGGTGTGGGCGTTCCGGTGAACGCCTGCGACGAGGTCGAGGTCTGCCGTTACGACCGGGCCTGCCCGTTCTACTCGGAGTGCTGTTACGAGCACGAGCCTAAGACGCCGCCGTACGTGCACGCCCTACTAGACGCGTTCCTGACGGGCGAGCCGCTGAACTTCGGACGCGAGTGGGTTCCGGAGGATGTGCAGGCCCGGCTGACCGAGGCGGTCAGCGGCGGCATGTTGGGGCAGGCGCATGCTGATGACCACGCCACCTGAGTATGAGCCCGGCCCGGTTGAGTTGGCCGTGGAGTCGGACCTGTCCGGCGCGGCCGACCGGGTGAAGGCGGGCAAGCTGGCGCTCGCGCAGCTTGCCCGGAAGCTGGCCCGGGTCATCGACCGGCGCGGCGACGAAGAATCCGCCAGCCAGACGGCGAAGGCCGTCGACACGCTGCGCATCCTGATCAACCAGATCATGTCCGGGGAGGACGCGAATCCCGATGAGCAAGAGCAGCTTTCCCACCTTCTCGGCACACCTAGCGCCGGAGGATCTGCCGTGTCCGCCGAGGTTCGGTACCCGAAGGAGCCCTGACCGGCTCACGCTAGGGCCGGCGGTCGGCGCGATCGCGACGTCGATGGGGTTCCCGCCGATGCCGCACCAGCAGTACATCTGGGACGTGGCGTTGGAGATCGACGAGACGACCGGCCTGTTCGCCTACTCCGATGTCACCTTCGTGGGCCCGCGTCAGGTGTCGGGGAAGACCCAGCAGGTCGAGCCGGTGATGATCCACCGGTGCACAGGTATCGGGCATGAGCTGGTCGAGTTCGCCCGGCGCGAGTACGGCATCAAGGTGCCGGAGCCGGGACCGCAGCGGGTGTTCTTCACCGCGCAGACCGCCGACGACGCCCGTGTGCGTTGGCGCCGTAAGCACGTCGCGGCGATCCGCCGGTCACCGCTTCGCCGCCTGTGGTCGCAGTCGCCGACGTTGACGCAGAACAAGGAGGAGATGCACTGGGTCAACGGGTCGTCGTGGTCGCCGGGTTCGACGACGGGTAAGACGGCCGGCACGGGTGACACGATCGACTTGGGCGTCATCGACGAGGCGTGGTCGCGGCCGGACAACCGTACCGAGATGGGTATGCGGCCCGCCATGATGACCCGGCCGTGGTCGCAGTTGTGGGCCCTGTCGATGGTGCCCGGCCCCGCGAAGGTGGCGCCGGACGGCTGGCCATGGCTGAAGCTGCGCATGGAGGCCGGGCGTCAGCGTGTCCTGGCCGACGTGCGCCGCGGCCGGGCGTATTTCGAGTTCTCCGCCGCCGACAAGATCGATGAGGTGAACTGCGGCGACCCGGACGTGTGGTGGCGTTGCATGCCCGGCCTCGGGTTCACGGTTCCGGAGGCTCGGGTGCGTGACGACTACCGGGACATGGCCGAGCAGGGCCAGTTGGACGACTTCGCCGCCGAGTACCTGGGGATTTGGCCGACGATGCAGGTCGTGGCGTGGAAGACGATCTCGAAGGAGACGTGGGCGTTCCTGCGCACCGACGTCCCCGAGTTCCAGGAGCCGATCGCGCTGGGCGTCGACGCGAACCCGCAGTTGACCAGCGCGTCTATCAGCATGGCCGCGCAGGTCGAAGACAAGGGTGACGTGTACGTGGAGCTGATCGACCGACGCAGCGGGGTGAACTGGGTTCAGGACGCGATCATCACGTTGGCCCGGAACCGGGCGGTGTGCGCGGTCGGCATCGACCGGAACGGGCCGCTGGCCGGGCTGTTCACGCCGTTGACCCGGGCGGCGATCGAGGAGAACATCGACCTGACCGTGGAGTTGCTGCCCAGCCCGCAGGTGAACGCGGCTTGCGCGGCGTTCTACAACATGACCGGGGAGACCGACGATGACGACGAGGGGAGCACGCCGACGACTCGTCGCGTCCGTCATTCGGGTCAGCCGGAGCTTGACCAGTCTGTCGGTGGGGCGGTCAAGCATTTCCACGGGGATCGCTGGTCATGGCACCGCACGGAGTCGACGGCGGACACCGGTCCGCTTTACGCCGGCACGCTGGCCGTCGCCGCGGGCGAGGCTCAGGAGTGGCTAGGCGGGGCGTACAACGTGATGGAGTCGCTGGGATGACCCGGCCAGTGCCGAACGTAGGACTGCCGAGGGTCGTGGAGGACACCACGGAGCCACTGAAGGAGCGGCTGTCGACCTGGCTGGACGTGGCGGGCGGGCTCTGCGTGGCCGGCGGGGTCTCGTGGGGGCTGTTTCCGGTGCTGGGCCCTTATGCTGTGGCGATCGGTGGCGTGATCGTCATCGTGCTGAACCTGATAGCCGGTTGGCTTCGGTCACGGCCCGACGACGTGCAACCCGTCCCGGAGCCGCGGTTGAGGGCGGTTCCCGGCCCGGAGGATCCAGGGACTGTGCACGTGAGCGGAAGGTGATCTCGGGTGAGCATGTACCGCCGCGCTTACACGCAGCCTCGTTTGCGGCGCGAGTTCACCGGGCTGGAAGGGTTCGCGAACAGCGCGGGGGCGCTCGTCCCCGGCAGGCAGAACGTGGGCCGCTACGGCTCGCAGATGGTGAACGAGGACCGCGGGTTGCGGCACTCCGGGGTGTGGGCGGCGACCCGGATCCGCGCCGACCTGATCTCGACCTTCCCGGCGCGGTTCCTGCGGGACCTGACGGTTGCCGGCGAGTCCCGGCCGGTCGACCTGCCGACGCCGCCGTTGTTCTACTCGCCGGGCGGGCAGGGCTGGACGTACAAGCAGTGGATGTGGGCCAGCCAGCACGACCTCGACTATGTCGGCAACGCCGTCGGGCTGATCACGGCCCGCAACGGCATTCAGACACCGTTCTACCCTGACGGGCTGCCAGCCGAGATCCAGCTTCAGGACACCCGCGTCTGCTCCCTGATCCAGTACAAGGGCAAGCGGACGTGGCGGATCGACGGGAAGATGTACGACCCACGGGACGTCTACCACGAACGGCAGTATCCGTGGTCGGGCACCCCGATCGGGCTGTCCCCGCTGGTCTACGCGGCGGCCTCGATCGGCGAATACCTCAGCCTCCAGCAGTACGCGAACGACTGGTTCGGCGGCGGCGGCGTTCCGAAGGCGTGGATGAAGAACACCGTCAAGCGGCTGAAGGACGACGAGCGGGACTCGGCGAAGCAGTGGTACCGGGACACCATCCAGAACGGCGACCTGATGGTGACCGGCAACGACTGGGAATACAACATGATCCAGGCGGAGCAGGCGGGCATGGAGTGGCTGGAGGGCCGCCGGTTCGGCCTGGGCGACATTGCCCGCTACTTCGCCGTCCCGTCGGACCTGATCGACGCGGCCGTCTCAGGCCAGTCGATCACGTACGCGAACATCAGCCAACGGAACCTTGAGTTCCTGATCATCCACCTCGGCCCGGCGATCAACCGCCGCGAGGAGTCGCTGACGAACCTCCTGCCGCAGCCCCGCTACGTGAAGCTGAACACGGATGCCCTGCTGAGGTTGGATCCGATCTCCCGGCAACAGTTGATCCGGTCGCAGATCGAGACGTGGCAGACCACGAACGCCGAGGCCCGGCTGTTGGACGACAAGCCGCCGCTGACCGACGCGCAGATCGCCGAGATGACCGCGATCTACGGCAAGCCGAAGGCGTCCGGTGCCGGGCAGCCGACCCCGGGCGAGGCTGAGACGGACCCGGCTCTAGCGCCGGGCGGGGACGGTTCGTCAAACTCAGGCCCGAGCAGTGGCGCACCCGTGCAACCGGCACCGGCGTCGAAGTGAGGAGAGCAGCGTGAGCACGCAGAATGAGCGGCGCGCAGCGGACGCACGGCGGACCGCGGCCGAAAAAGCGGTCGAGCAGGCCGGGGGCGGGGACGTCGAGCTACGCCAGCAGCGCCGCAACGCACCGTTGCCGAAGTCGCGGCGTGAGCCCGCCGTCGGTCAGCAGCTCCGGGCGGAGCCGGACAAGCGCAACGGTAAGGACGTCCTGCACACGTTCGGGTATTTCACGGCGTACGGCAAGCCGTACCCGATGTGGGACGACTACGGCGTCTACCACGAGGTGACCGTCCGGGGTAGCGGCGCGGCAACACTGGCGCGTAAGCCGGACGTCTGCTTCCTACTGAATCACACTGGCCTGGCCATGGCCCGCACGAAGGCCGGTTCGTTGGAGCTGCGCGAGGATGAGCACGGCGGTTACCACGACGCGTTCATGAGCCTCGACCGCGGTGACGTGAAGGATCTGAAGGAGGCTATTAGCCGGGGCGACATCGACGAGATGTCGTTCGCCTTCTACATCCCCGACGACGGCGGCGGGGAGTGGTCGGACGACTTCATGACGTTCGAGATCCGCTCCTACGACCTGGAGCGCGGCGACGTGTCGGCGGTGAACTACGGTGCGAACCCGTTCACGGACATCGCCGCCCGCTCGGGGGAGATCCTGCGGTCGTTGGACGCGCTGCCGGATGGCGCGAGGGCGGAGGCGGCGCACCGGCTCGGGGTGGCCGAGGTCGAGCAGCAGATCCGGGCCCGGGAGCGTGTCGTGGTCCGCTCCCCAGCGGTGGACCGGTCCGCGAGCGACCACGTGCGCATGTTGCAGTGGCGTAAGGCGAACACGGCCGCCCGGTACGCGCGGCTCGCCGCGGACACCGGGTACAGCGTGCCCGAGTTGATGAACGTGGCGCTGCCCTGGTACGAGGTGCGCGCGGCTATCGCTGGCGCCCCCGAGCCGAACGTTGAAGGGGAACCGGACGGCGACGAGACGGACATCCTGATCTACGACGAGATCGGCGGGTCGTTCGGGACGACCGCGGACCAGTTCGCGGCTGACCTGGCCGCGATCACCACGCCGCGGATCAACCTGCGGATCAACTCGCCGGGAGGCTCCGTGGTCGACGCGCAGGCGATCGCGTCGAGCCTGCGGCACGCCCGGGACGACGGCAAGCACGTCACCAGCTTCGTAGACGGGTTGGCGGCCAGCGCGGCGACGGTCATCGCGATCGCCGCGGATGAGGTCGTGACGATGCCCGGCGGCCAGTGGCTGGTGCACAAGGCGTCCACCACGATCGAAGGGAACGATGAGGTCGCCGCGAAAATGGCCACGTTCCTGCTGAAGCAGTCGCAGAACATCGCCGACCAGTACGCGGCGAAGGCTGGCGGCTCCCCCGCGGACTGGCTTCAGATGATGACCGACGAGACCTGGTTCACGGCGGCCGAGGCGCAGGATTCCGGCCTGGCCGACCGGGTGTGGACGTCGGGTACGAAGAAGCGCGGCGAGCGGGCTCCGGACGACGAACGCCTGACGCGGCGGTGGGACAACCTGCCATACCGTTACACCCGGCGTGAGGATGCCCCGGTCACGCAGATGCGGCGCTCGCTGGTGCCTCCGAGTGAGAACCGGTACGGCGAACAGGCGCGGATCGACGCCTTCAGTGACTTGGCGAAGGCTGCGGCGCGCGGGGACGCCCTGCTTCAGGGCGGATCTACCCCTGAAGTGCCGCGGGGCCGTAGTATCGCGCGTATCGAGGCCGAGTTCGCAGCTGAAGGCGTGAACCTGGCCGAGTAGGCGTTCGGGGCGTAACCGGCGATCAGACCGTGGCCCAACCGGCAATCAGACCGGCTACGCCCCCTTGTAACACAGCCTCGCGAGCCCGAACGGCAGTCAGACCGGCGGATCTAGGAACGAGCGCACCCCCGGCAGTCAGACCGAAAACGGCTCGATCCCATCGCGGGCGGACACATTCCGTCGAGCGAAAGGGTCAGATCATGCCGGGCTACGGCATCGACGACATCATCATCAGCCAGGAAGCCGAACTCGACCTGGCCAAGCGCAACCGTGAGCGGGCGCTCAGCGAGACGAAGGCGATCCTCGCCGCCGCGAAGCAGGAGAACCGCTCGAACCTCACCCCGCAAGAGGACGAGGACATCAAGGCCGCTCAGGAGCGTTTCCAGCGGGAGACGCAGAACTGCGCTGGCATCGAGCACAAGCTGGACATCTCGCGCCGGACGAAGGCGAATGAGGTGGCCATCGACGACCAGTTGGCCGAGCGCCGCGTGTCGGGCGCCCCCCTGCCGAGCGCGAACGAGCGGGGTGGGGCTAGGCCCGCCTATGACCAGGTCACCCGGATCGGCGCCGAGGAGCGCACCTATCACCGGGGTAACACCGGCCGTGGTGG